TAATGCTCTAATGCTAAGTGACTGTTATACTCAGATGAAGCAGTTTTACTTTTTTGCCCGCCCTGGGCAAAGAGTGACCATATGATCTAGATGAAACGTGTAAAAGCATCTTACTAAAAAACATGTTGATGAGTGCTAACGAAATCAACAGACTAACGAAGTTAGTCTTAAAAGAATGGCATTCCTGACTTTTTAGTTGTTTCTAGATTTTCTTTGATTAGTTTAGACATAAGTGATCTATCTTCGTAAGACAAATGCATTCCTTCGTCGTAAGAAAGACTACCCCGCATATACCAACACAATTTAAGGATTTCTTCTTTTAAGGCTTTTGACTCTTTTTCTAGTTGGTCAAAATATTTTAACATGTCTGGTTGCGACATGGTCAAAAGCCTTAGCCGAAAAAATTACTAAACTCAAAACTCATTGAAGTCTCGTACTGCTTTTCGCATCCTGCACACTCAACATCAAATGGTTTAATTTTATTTTGTTGTGCTAAACTTTCTACGTGTGTTTTGATTTGCTCGTATGTTTTTCTATCACAGTTGTTTAAAAAGTCTAAAATATGCTTTTGATTAGTAACAGCAGTGTCTTCAACAGTAATACTTTTGATACTGTCAGCAATAACAGACACATTTAGATTTGTAACTTCTGGCAATAACTCGTTGAATCTTTTGGTTTTTTCTTCCTCGGTGAGGTCACTTGCCATGATTGTTTGTAGTAGACTTTGCGTCTTGAAGTTGGCCAAGTTACTGTTATTAATCGTTTCGAAAAGTTGCGGTTTAAACTCTATTACTAACTCAGCAGTTTCTATACTGTCAAACACAGGTTCTGTCATGGTATCCATTAACACTCGCAGGTCTATAGCGTGTTCATTAGTTTCGTTGCAATGTTTGCACTGTGATGTAAGAGTCAATTCATCCCCATAGCTGGCTATTCTCATTGCTACGAGAATAGCATCGAGATCACAAACAGGAATTTTCCATGCATTCTTTATGCTAGGGAAGCAACTTTGTATTACATTAACAGTACCTTCGCCATTCATAAGCGCATCTGGCGTCTTGATAGTAATCTCATCTTTCACAGTCATTGAGTATACAGGAATTTGACCTGACTCGGGCAAGTCTATTGATCCTGGAGACCAATGCTGACCTTTGCTAGGTAAATCTAAATAAATTGCAGGCTGCCTAAAATGTTTTGATAACGGGTTGTTCGGTTCATTAACCATGGTTTTGAATCCTATAAATAGTAATAATAGATACAATATTTATAAGTGAAAATACATGGCTGTTAATATTAATATTCCTGGAATTGGTACCGTCAGTGCTACTAACGCGGCAACTGAGTCGACGTTGCAAGCACTTTTGGCCGCAACACGTGGCCAAAATACCATTATACGATCTAACGAGTCAACTATTGCGTATCAAAATCAACTTCAAGAACGATCAGCACGTGCGACTAGTTCTCAATTGGGCGGTATAGCTTCTAGTGCAAATAGGGCAGGAGGTGCAGTTACTAGGTTTGCAGATGATGTAGCAGGTGGACTTAATGATGTTCAGATGCGAACGTACACCTTTGGGCAGTATCTTACAGATTTAGGACACGCTACAGCTACACTAGCTGATCGTATGATAATGGACAGCAGAAACCTTGCAAGAGACCCAATTGGAAGTTCTGTTAGGAATGTGAATACCATTATTGACATAGTGGGGGACGGTTTATCTGCCTTTGCTGGGATGTTTAGCAGTAGTGGCAAAGCGATTACTGATGCCGCAAGCAACACAGCAGATAAATTTGGGATCATTAATAAGTTAATAAAAGGCACGGCTGATACCGCAAAGTACGTAAACCAGTTCCTTGGCGATCAATTACAAATTACACTAGATAGTTTTCAAGAATTCAATCGAATGGGTACAGTATTTACTGGCGGCATGGAAACCATTAGAGCAGTAACAGGCAGGGCAGGTATCTTGTTAGATCAGTTTACCCAAGGTATAAGATCAGCGATCGACAGTGTGCGAGCCATGGGTCTAGGAACACAATTTAGTTCTATCGCAGTAGCAAGGGGTATGGAGCAATTAAAAGACGCTACACATGCTATCGAAATTACAACTAGAAATCAAAAAGGTGAGATAACAAGCAGTACAGCGGCTACTAGTACCTTTAGAGAAAGTATCAGACGATTAGGTTACGAAACTGAAGACCAAGTTGCTCTTGTTGCCGACTTCCTGTCCTTGCAACGTGCGCAAATGACAGAGGACGAGTTTAGAGCATTTACACGCAGAGGTATTGATGCCCAAGTTGCGCAGGATACACTAGAATATGCAAAAAGTTTAAGACTAATAGCTGATTTGACTGGAGCAAGTGCATCAGAAGTTGCAAAAGAAGCGAGAGAAAGGCAGCTATCATCGTTGGCACTTGCCAATCTTACTACAGAACAGCGTGATGTTTTTGGCAATGTATCAACATTCTTTGAAAAATCAGGTGCAGGGTTCCTAAATACCGCACTTAACCAGTTGATTGCTACTGGCGGGAACGCTGTCCTAGATGAAAGTTTTAATGTTATAGCAAGTAAAATGCCTGAACTTAGGCAATTAGTTGATACAATGTATGCAAATATCACCAGTGGCGAAATGTCAGCAGAAGAAGCTGGTAAAGCCGCTGCCGCTCAATATGGTGATATAACAGAAATGTTACGGGAGCGTATGCCAGAATTCCGGGAGTTGATAGCCGCGGGAACACTAGGTAACGCAAGTAACCTAGGTCCAATAATAAACTTCTTAGATACTATGGCAGGGTACACAAGAGGAGGAACACAAACAATAACTGATTCAACCAAGGCAATAGACGCAATGGCGAATGCGCCAGACAAGTTAACTCAATCACTAGTCGAAAATGCAGAAGCACTATTAGCTACTTCAGTATCCATTGAGCAAGCAACTACAAGTATTTTACCTGGGTATTCAAGTGCTCTGGCAACAATAAACACATACATGAAAAACTTTGTAGAATTTTTAGCCGAGTTTGGTGGCAACATTGGTAACATATTGGCTGGTGATTTTAGTTTCTTTGGCAAATACACAACAGGATCTGAAATTGGCGTTACCATGGGGCAAGGTGCTGATAGTGATAATAATCAAGGAGGCTTTACTAGTACGGGAGAGTTCACCGGAGCATCTGTAACAAATCCAGATACTGCAATACCTGTTGCAGACCGTGTGTTACTAGGCGACATGAAATCACTGTTGGCTAAAGCAGGTGAGACAAATCGAATATTACAACAGGAAACTCTTAAAACAGCACAAGCGTCCAGTGACGTAAATACAGAATCAAACGCAATTATACAAAAGTTAGATGCACTAATTGCAAAAAATAATGATTTGCTAGAAGAAGCCAGACTTCAAACTACTAAATTAGACGCATCAGCTCGCGCAAATAAAGCCCAAGCAGATACGGCAGCTCTTGCAAACGTCTATACCTTCTCGTAAAAACAATGCCTACAACTAATGATGCGATAAATATAACACAACTTCGGAATCATTAAATGACCTGGCGAAAATATTTTAAAAGTAGCAACATACCTAGCAACGTAAGTCCTATAGGCAGTGGCCGTAGCAGTGGTGCAAACCCCGACTATCGCAACTTCGAAAGCAACTTACCTGACGTATACATTGGTCACCCAAACCGTACTGAACGTTATAATCAGTACGAGCAGATGGACATGGATTCAGAGATCAATGCCGCACTAGATATTCTTGCTGAGTTTATGACACAGAAGAACGAGTCAAATGGTACAAACTTTGACATACACTTTAAAGATAATCCCACAGACAACGAAGTAAACATAATCAAAGAACAGTTGCAACAGTGGGTATCACTTAATGAATTAAACAAACGCACGTTTAAGATCATACGAAATACAATCAAATACGGCGATCAGGTGTTTGTGCGTGACCCAGAGAACTTTAAGTTATTTTGGGTAGAAATGAGTAAGGTCACGAAGGTTATTGTTAACGAAGCAGAAGGTAAAAAGCCTGAACAGTACCTCATTAAAGATATTAACCCCAACTTCCAAAATCTCACAGTCACATCAGTAGCCGCAACGGACACTTATATTAATCATCCGCAAGTTGGCGGACCTAGCGGTGCATACACTCAACCAGCGACACCATATTCGGGTGGTAGTAGATTTAGCCACGCACAAAATGAAACTGCTATTGATGCACAGCACGTGATACACATGAGCCTAACAGAAGGGTTAGACGCTTATTGGCCTTTTGGTAACAGTGTGCTAGAGAATGTGTTTAAGGTTTACAAGCAAAAAGAACTGCTTGAAGACGCTATTATTATATACAGAATACAACGTGCGCCAGAGCGTAGAGTATTCAAAATTGACGTGGGTAACATGCCAACACACATGGCAATGGCTTATGTGGAACGTATTAAGAACGAAATACACCAGCGACGTATCCCAACACAAACAGGTGGCGGCGCTAACATGATGGATGCAACGTATAATCCGTTAGCAATGATGGAAGATTACTTCTTCCCAGTTACAGCAGAAGGACGTGGCAGCAGTATCGATGTTTTTCCTGGAGGACAGAATCTAGGCGAAATTACAGATTTACGTTTCTTTACTAACAAGTTGTTCCGTGGACTGCGTATTCCTAGCAGTTATTTGCCTACAGGATTAGAAGATGGCACTCAAAGTTATAATGACGGGCGTGTTGGTACAGCACTAATACAAGAATGGCGCTTTAATCAGTATTGTAAACGTTTACAAAACATGATTGTTGATAAACTCGATCAAGAGTTTAAGACATTTATGCGGTGGCGTGGTATTAATATTGATAGTCAG